GAGCATTTATGGTATAAAGGGTACACAGATTTTTAAAAATCACGGAGGAAAAAAATAATGGCAAAAAAGAAACTAAAAAAATTTCTTAAAAAAGCGGCTCCTTTAGCACTTGGTCTACTTGGTGCAGCAGCTTTAGGAAGAAAAGGAAGGGCATCTACAAACGCTGATGCAATAAAAGCAATGACATCAAATGCGGCTTATTCAGACAGTTCGTTACCTGCTATGTTAACAAAAAACATGGGTAAGAGAAAAAGAAAATCTATTCTTGCTGACCCTAGAATAAATAAAATGGATTTATCTGAAGTAGATTTAGATTATATGGCACCCGACATGTCTCAATATAGAAATATGGACATGGGTCTAGAGGGTTACTTCAAAAAAGGTGGTAGAGTTAGAAAAACTAAAAAGGGCGGTAGAGCTGTAAAAAAAGCAAGCCGTAGCAAGAAAAAATAATGCCTGGAATGATGAAAAGACCTATGTTTAAAAACGGTAAAAAAGTTTTAAAACCGGTTACACCAAAACAAAAAGGTCTAAAAAAGTTACCTAAAAAAGTTAGAAACAAAATGGGTTACATGAAAGATGGCGGAAGAGCTAAGTAATGGCTAAACTTTGTGCAAAAGGCAAAGCAGCCGCTAAAAGAAAATTCAAAGTATATCCTTCAGCATATGCCAACATGTACGGTTCAGCCGTATGTTCAGGTAAAGTTACACCAGGTGGCAAGAAGAAAAAGAAATCCAAGAGAAAATAATGGCTGAAGGTGGTCTAAGAAAATGGGTCAAAGACAAATGGGTAGATATTGGAGCACCGAAGAAGAACGGGAAGTATCAACCTTGCGGGAGAAGCAAAGGCTCGAAAAGGAAATATCCGAAATGCGTACCACTTGCAAAAGCCACACGGATGACAAGCTCGCAAAAGGCGAGTGCTGTCAAACGAAAAAGAGCTGCAGGTAATCCTGGCGGTAAACCAACTAATGTTAAAACTTTTGTAAAAAGAAAATGACAATTAGAAAAACTACTAAAGGTAAAAACGCAAATTACCGGCCAACAAAATCTGGAGCTGGAATGACAGCTAAAGGTGTAAGAGCTTACAGGGCAGCAAACCCTGGAAGTAAATTAAAAACAGCCGTGACTGGAAAAGTGAAGCCAGGATCAAAAGCTGCTAATCGTAGGAAATCATACTGCGCTAGATCACTAGGACAATTAAAACGGTCATCAGCAAAAACTCGTAACGATCCTAATTCTCGTATCCGTCAGGCACGAAGAAGATGGAAATGTTAGATCGATTTATCTATAGATTTTTTGGTTCTTTAGATATTTTTTTCAATTACATTAGCCATCTTTTTAAAAGGAGAAAAAATGAGAAGAGCAATACTAGACGCACTAAGAGCTAGATACGAAGCTGATATTGCAGAAGCAGATGCAACTGCAAATATTTTTTTGGATAACTCAGTAGGTATCGGAGAACACCCACAACACATAGAAGAAGTTAATAAGCAAATTGAAAAAATAGCTGCGGCAAAAGAAAAGATAGATGTATTAGATGAGTTTGAACCAGAAAGAGGAGAATCACTATAATGGACTTTATAGATAAAATAAGAAAAGTAATTAAGATGAGACACGATGACGTTGTAGTTGCAATGACTAACGGTAATGTTGACAGTATGGAAAAATACCAGTATATGTTAGGGCAAATACGAACTTATCAGTATTTATTACAGGAAATATCCACCCTGCTAAAAACAAAGGAGCAAAATGACAGTGAAGGAACAATTATCAGCATCAAAACAAAAGATAGTTCTACCAAATAAAGAACTAGTTGGTGTTGAAAAAAAAGAGAAAAAAGAAATAAACGAAGAATCAAAACTACCAGAACCAACAGGTTGGAGAATATTAGTTTTACCTTTTAAACAAAAAGAAAAAACTAAAGGTGGTTTATTATTAGCAGATGAAACAGTAGAACGTTCGCAAGTAGCATCAACTTGTGGATTAGTTTTAAGAATGGGTCCACACTGCTATGATAAAGAAAGATATCCAGAAGGACCATGGTGTAAAAAAGGTGATTGGATTATCTTTGCAAGATATGCTGGATCACGAATTAAAATAGATGGGGGTGAGATAAGACTTTTGAATGATGATGAAGTTTTAGCAACCGTGGAAAACCCTGAAGATATATTCCACGAATTTTAATAATCATAGGAGGAACTATGCAAGAAGAAAATAAAACAGTTGATATCGATACTTCCGGTCCCGAAGTAGATATTCAATTGCCAGAAGAAAAAACAGAACAGGTTGCAGAGCAGCCGACAGAGGACAAAACATATGAAAACGAACGTGAAACAAAACTTGAAGACGGTGGTAGCGCCGGTGACTCATCTGAGAAACCTGTGGAGCAATCTGATGTTCAAGCAAGTGATCAACAAGAAGACAACAGTAAGCAAATTGAAGAGTATTCTGAAGGCGTTAAAAAGCGAATAGCTAAATTAACGAAAAGAATGCGTGAAGCTGAAAGACAAAAAGAAGAAGCTTTACGTTTTGCTGATAGTGTTAAAAAGGAAAGAGACCAATTTAAAACTACAGCAGATTCTTTAGATAAAAATTATGTTGCAGAAATGGAAGGAAGAATTACTTCTTCTATCGCAGCGGCTCAAGAAAAATTAAGAGCGGCTAGACAGAACGAAGACTCTAAAGCTGAGACAGAAGCTTTGGCTGCTATTTCTCAACTGGGTTATGAACAAGGTAAATTAGCTGAGTTAAAAACTCAACATCAAATGCAGGAAACTGCAGCTAAAGAAGTACCTGTTCAACAACCTCCATTATATCAACAACCAAGACAACAGGCTCAAACTCCTCCTGATCCAAGGGCAGAAGATTGGGCTAATGATAATGAATGGTTCGGTAAAGACAGTGCAATGACGTATACAGCGTTTGATTTGCATAGAAAACTTACCGAAGAAGAAGGAATTGACCCTAGGTCTGACGAATATTATACGGAAATCGACAAAAGAATTAGGTTGGAATTTCCGCATAAATTTGATAAACCTATGGACAAATCGGTTAGTAAACCTACACAAACCGTTGCCTCTGCAACGCGTAGTTCAAAGACTAGTCGTAAATCAGTGAGACTCACATCATCTCAAGTAGCAATTGCTAAAAAATTAGGTGTGCCACTAGAAGAATATGCGAAACAACTTATGAACACGAAGGAGGTATAGGCATATGAAAAAAGAACAACCAACTCGTGCGAGCCAAGCAAAGAAAAGTGATTCGACAAAAGTTGAAGCACAGGCAAAAACGGTAGCTCCACAAGAGAGACCGAAAGTTTGGACTCCACCATCGTACTTAGATACGCCCAACGCGCCAAATGGATATAGACACAGATGGGTCAGGACAGAAATCCTAGGATTCGTTGATACGAAAAACATACAAGGACGCTTAAGATCCGGGTATGAGTTAGTAAGATCAGATGAATATCCCGAAGAGGACTTTCCAACTATCGCAGATGGCAAATACGCAGGGGTGATCGGGCACGGAGGCCTTGTGCTGACAAGGGTACCAGAGGAGATCGCGCAGCAAAGAACTGAATACTATGCCAGACAGGCACAGGATCAGCAGGCTGCAATAGATGCCGATCTTGCAAAGGAACAGCATAAGAGTATGCCTATCAATGTTGATAGAGATACTCGTGTAACCTTCGGTGGTTCAAAGAAAAGTTAATTTTTTAACAATTCCGAAACCAGCGAATTAACCGTACTGGAGGCCCGAAAGGGCAGGTACATTTAAGGAGAAACGTATGGCTAACGCGTCAACAACTGGGTTCGGTTTTAGACCCATTAAAAAAGTTGGTCAGTCTGACAATGTCGGTGCTCTTACAGAGTACAGCGTTGCAGCTTCTTCTGCTTTAATTTCGCACGCAGCAATGGTGCAATTAACTGCAGATGGAGTTGTTCTCGCTTCAGGTAACACAGATGCAAACAATCTGGGTTCACTGAACGGCGTTTTCTACACTGACGCTACAACTAGTAAACCAACGTTCAGCAACTATTCACCAGCAAGTAACACTGCTACTGATATCGTTGCTTTCGTAAATGACGACCCAAGACAGGTTTATGAAATCATGTCTGCGGACACTGCATTCAACCAAAATGAAGTTGGTGGATGTGCTGACCAAGTCGTAAGTGCTGGATCGTCACCACTGTTTATTTCGAAATCAAAAATTTCGGCTACAACAAGTGCGTCTATCGCTCAACTTAAAATCCTAGGTGTTTCTAGAGATCCTGATCATTCAGATACTACTGCTGAGGGCTTTGCTCTTAGAATTATTATCAATGAGCACATTCTTGGAAACAACGTGGCGGGTATATAAGGAGTATTAAATTATGGCTATATCACGTAATCAACTAGTTAAAGAACTAGAGCCAGGTTTGAATGCCTTATTCGGCCTGGAGTATAAACAGTATGAACAAGAACATGCTGAAATATACACAACTGAGTCATCTGACAGAGCTTTTGAAGAAGAAGTTATGTTATCAGGTTTCGCTCAAGCACAAGTTAAACCAGAAGGTTCTGGCGTAACTTACGACAGTGCTCAAGAAACTTTCACAGCTAGATACACTCACGAGACAATTGCTCTTGGGTTTGCTATCACTGAGGAAGCTATTGAGGACAATTTGTATGACAGACTTGCGTCTAGATATACAAAAGCTTTAGCAAGATCTATGGCTCAAACTAAACAAGTTAAAGCAGCTGCACCGTTAAACAATGGTTTACCAGGTTTAACATTCACTTCAGGTGATGGTGTATCTCTTTTCAACACAGCTCACCCAACTATTTCTGGAACTTTCAGTAATACATTGGCAACAGCTGCGGACTTAAACGAAACTTCATTAGAGCAATCAATGATTGACATTGCTGCGCTTACTGATGAAAGAGGTTTAAAGATCGCTGCGAAAGCTGTGAAGATGATCATTCCATCTGCACTACAATTCACTGCTGAAAGACTTATGAAGTCTTCACAAAGAGTTGGAACTGCTGATAATGATATTAACGCACTTGTATCTATGGGAATGGTTCCTGGTGGATACACAGTTAACCACTATTTAACTGACACAGATGCGTTCTATATCACTACAGACGTGCCTAACGGAATGAAGCATATGGAAAGAGCTCCATTGACTACTAAAATGGAAGGCGATTTCGATACTGGAAACGTAAGATACAAAGCTAGAGAAAGATACGTATTTGGCGTATCAGACCCTAGAGGTATTTTTGCATCACCAGGTGCTTAATCAATAATTTTGTGGCGGGACATAGTTCCGCCACAATCGAAATATAGAAAGACAAAACCATGAAAAAATTCCTTGTAAACATATACGCATACGATCATCACGCTAAATTTGAAGTAGATTCTAATGATGATCCTGTTTCACTAGAACAATCAATAGTTGACAAACTGGGAGAAAAGAGTATAAGTTGGGAATCATCGGGAATGTTTTCGGACAGACCTTATCGAATAACTTATGAGGAAGTTAGTAATGATACAAGACCTATACAAAGCAAAAAGGTCCTTGGAGTTGAAGTGGGAACAGGAGCATCTGTCTAACGGTAGATATACTCTTGAAATGGTCAGAATTGATGACAAAGTTAAACAAATCATCACTGATATTAAGCTTGAAGAAGCTGAAATTGCCCACAGGCAAAACACTGCAGAAGGTGTTGCTCCACAAGTTTCTGTAGCTACTTAATAAAAAGCTACATCGTTGGATAAATCCACTCCACACTACAGGCTCTCTTGCACTCTACTCAAATCTAGTATATAAAATAACAACTATACAATTTTT